CCTGCCATTTCTCTCTCCAGCAGTTTTGGGATTGAGACATTTAGTTTTGACTTGCCGCCTTCGTATATTCGGGACAGAACTTAGACACCGATGCGTATATCAATGAAATGGCTTGAGTTTTTGACAAGCCCTTTCCCAACATGAGTCCAATCACTTGCTCATTGGGTGTCTGGGCTTTGTAGGTGTCGCATACTAAATGACCTAGTTCTACTAGTCGGTCGTTAGGTACGTCAGGGAAATCTGGTTTTGCAAGGGTAAGAAAGTCCACCCGAGTGTCAGCTTGCAAGTCAGCGCTCGTGTTCACATATTTCGTCGGAGTCGGGATGGTGTTCATCAACACCAAGGTGATGACGAAAGCCACGGCGACCAAAGTGACTATGCCAAGGATCATCAGTCCCTGTCGATGATTGGTTTTGCGTGGCGCAGCAGCCACTGGCGCGGCAACACTCTCAGCTACTGGCGCGCTTCGTGTTTCGGACGTCCATTTCGCCCCATCCCAGTACCGCTCTAGGGATGCGTCGCTTTGGTCTGGATACCAACCTGCCTGAAGTTCGCTCATTTCTCCCCCTTGCCTTGACCTTATGCCTGGAGGCCGTGCCATGACTACGCCTCCGCGTAAGCGAGCGCCTAAGCCTGCGGCCGAGCCCGCAGCCCCCAAGGGTCTGGTGGAGATCGTGGCCGGCGGCGACCGCCGCGAGTCCCTCATCGCGCTGCGCGATGAACTTGCCCGGCGCCTCGTGCTGGCTGACAAGGACATCGCCGCCATCGCCCGTCAACTAACCAACATTTTGCAAGCGATCGCCGAGCTGCCTGCACCAGCTGAGAGGTCCACCCTTGACGAGATCGCAGCCAAGCGCGCTGCTCGACGTAGCGCCGCGAGTTAGTTCCTGCCCGACGTACTCATCATCGTCGGGCCGTGAGGCCGTCGAGTTGGCTGCCTCAGCGGGACTGACTCTGGATCCGTGGCAACAGCTCGTGCTCGAGCACTCGCTTGGCGAGCGCGCTGACGGCAAGTGGGCCGCCTTCGAGGTGGGCATCGTGGTGCCGCGCCAGAACGGCAAAGGCGCTGTGCTCGAGGCCCGCGAACTGGCGGGCCTGTTCCTGCTCGGCGAGCAGCTCATCTTGCACTCGGCTCACGAGTTCAAGACTGCCCAAGAGGCCTTTCGCCGAGTGCTCATGCTGGTCGAGGCGTCCGACGATCTGCGCAAGCGGGTCGCCAAGGTGCGCACGTCGCATGGCGAGGAAGGCATCGAGCTCATTGGTGGCGCGCGTCTGCGCTTTGTTGCGCGATCGACTGGATCTGGCCGTGGCTTTAGTGGTGACTGTGTCATTCTTGACGAGGCTTACCGTCTGCCCGCGGAGTCGCTGGGTGCCCTCATGCCGACGCTGTCGGCTCGGCCTAACCCACAGCTCTGGTACGCCTCGAGCGCCGGGCACGTCGACTCCCTCGTCTTGCGAGGAGTCCGCGACCGAGCGATCGCCGGCGACGATCCCAGCTTGTGCTACCTCGAATGGTCAGCAGATCCCAGCGCCGAACTAACCGACCGCGACGCTTGGCGACAGGCGAACCCTGCGATGGGCTTGCGGATCTCTGAGGAGCACGTCGCCCGAGAATTGTCGGCGATGCCCAAGGCCGAGTTTGCGCGTGAGCGCCTCGGCTTGTGGGATGAGCCCGCCGGCGTGGACCAAGCACTCGATCAGATCGCGTGGCAGGCCTGCAGCGATCCCAAGTCAACACTGGGCGATCCTGTCTGTTTCGGTATCGACGTGTCACCTGACGGCGCTGCGTCGATCGCGGTCGCGGGATCCTGCGGTGATGGCCTGACGCACGTCGAGGTCGTCGAGCACCGCAATGGCACGTCGTGGGTCGCGGCTCGCGTGGCCGAACTTGTCCGACAGTGGCGACCATCGGCCGTCGTGCTCGACGTCGGCTCATCTGCCGGCGCACTGCTGCCCGAGCTGGAGAAGGCTCAGGTCGAGACCGTGAAGATCGCGGGCCGCGAACTGGCACAATCCTGCGTCGCGTTCGCCGCGCTGGTTGCCGAGCAGCGCGTCAGGCACATGGAGCAGCCCGAACTGTCGGCAGCGGTGGGTGCTGCTCGACGTCGGCGCCTTGGCGAGCTGTGGGCCTTTGGCCGTCGCGGATCGTTCACAGATATTTCGCCCCTCGTCGCTGCGGCACTCGCAGCGTGGGCGCACGCGCAGGCCGAGGAACGGCCGCCGCAAATCATTGACGTTTGGGAGTCCGAGTGAAGGTACTAACGCGGGACGTTATTACGACCGCCGCTGAGATCGTGGGCGCTGCTGGGATCATTGCCGGCATCGACCTATGGCTAGGGCTTCCTGCTGCGCTGATCTCCGGTGGCGTGCTCGTCATCGCTGGCGCGTTCTTCGCTGCGGGCGGTGCTGAGTGAGCATCCTGCGACGCGGCCTTGAGTCCCGAAACGGCTTTCCGGTCTACGGCACGCACACCAACCCGCTGACGCAGCTCTACGGCGCCACGTCGCTGTTCTCCACGGCCGGCGAGCGCGTCGATGAGTTCACGGCACTCGGTGTCTCGACCGTGCTGGCCTGCACGTCGCTCCTGGCTGACTCGGTTGCGACGATGCCTCTGAAGGTGGTGCGCGAGGGCAAAGTGGTCCCGACGCCTCCGGTGCTCGCGGATCCTGACCCCACCGAGTCCACGCAGTTTGAAACGATCCACTCGATCGTGATCTCGCTCTCGCTGCACGGAAATGCCTACGTCCACATCGAGCGCGACTCCACTGGTGCTCCGATCGGGCTCACGCCACTGCATCCGTACCAAGTGAACGTCATGCCCGACAAGCAATACACGGGACGCCAGTACCTGTACCTCGGTCGCGAGATCCCGCGCGAGGACATGCTGCACATTCGCTGGTACACCTCGCCGCAATCGCTGACCGGCATCTCGCCGCTACTTCAGCAGCGCACCATGATCGGCCTGAACTTGGCCGTCGATAAGTTTCTCGCTCAGTGGTACGCCGAGGGCGGCACGCCCAGCGGAGTTCTCAGCACTGACAAGTCTCTGACGAGCGAGGCTGCCAAGAATCTTCGCGAATCGTGGGAAGCATCGCAGCGCAAGCATCGACGCCCCGCCGTGCTGTCCGACGGCCTCAAGTGGCAGGCCGTCCAGCAGTCCGCGGTGGACATGGAGTTCAACGACACCCGCGCCGCGATCATCAGCGAGGTCGCTCGAATCTTCCGAGTACCTGGCTACCTGCTCGGCATCAAGGGCGACGGCCAGACCTACCAGAACGTCGAGCTCGCGTCCTTGTCCTTCCTGACCTACACGCTGCAGCCGTGGCTCACGCGCCTTGAGATTGCGTTCTCCAAACTGCTCGAGCCCGGCAGCGAGGTCAAGTTCGACCCCTCATCCCTGCTGCGCCTTGACGCCTCAACCCGTGCCAACGTGTCACGCACTCTCATCGCTTCCGGTCAGCGCACGTCGAACGAGATGCGCCTGCTCGACGGCTACGAGCCCTACACCGGCGGCGACCGGTTCATCCAAGTGTTCCCCGGTGCTGGCGTGGATCCCGGCGCGATCGGTCAGGACAACACGATCGACCCGGCTGCTGGGCTGGTCTGATGGCTCGCAGCACTTACCGACCGACCAAAGCGATGCAGGCCGAGGGCCAGCGCGCACTGGACTGGATCGCGGCCGGCAAGGCTGGCGACGGATTCACCGACACCGGCCGCGCTCGCGCTGCACAACTTGCTCGAGGCGAGGCACTCAGTCTCGACACCGTGACGCGCATGTATTCGTACTTGAAGCGTCACGAGGTTGACAAGAACGGTCAGGGCTTTGACCCCGGCGACGACAACTATCCCTCGCCCGGCCGCGTGGCTTGGGCAGCGTGGGGTGGCGACCCCGGCCTTGCATGGTCGAGCCGCATCCGCGATGAGGCCGGACAGGCCAGCAGCATTGGAGATTTGATGATCGAGAAGCGCGACCTACCGCCGTCCTACCGGCCGTCGGTCAGTCCTGACGTGCCCGTGTTCCGACCGGCGTGCGCCTCATGCCAATACTTCTGCCTCGTCGTTGATGCTGTCACGCAGCAGCCCGCCGCGATGTGCAAGCGCTGGCAGGCGCCCGTGAAGCCGGACTCCTACTGCGACGCATGGGAAGCGTGCCAGGACGAGCTGCCGATGTGGTTGTCTGACGACGAGGAAATGGACGAGGAGGACGACTCCGAGGCCGACGTCATGGACATGGCCGACCCGTCGATGATGGCGATGTATTCCGCGACGCCACTGATGGCGAGCCGCGCCGACATCGTCAGCCTCAAGACCGGCATGTTCGTCAGTTGGGACAGCTCAGGCGGTCGCTCGCAGGGTCAGATCGAGAAGATCGTGACCAAGGGTCCGGCGACCGGGTCGACCGGCTTCCAGATGGAAGCAGTACCCGATCAGCCGGTGTTCATCATTCGCGTGTTCAACCAAGACGGGAATGGCTACACCGCGAGCGACCTGACGGTCACGCATCGCGCTGACACTCTGACGATCATCGACGACCTTCCGTCGCCCCGCTCATGGACTCCAGACATGGAAGCCCGCTGGCAAGAGCTGCGTGGCGTGACTCCCGAGATCGACATTGAGGCCCGTCGTGGAGCGATCGCCGGCGCTGACCGCCGCACGTTCTCTACCGAGATGCGCGCTGCCAAGCAGTCTGACGGCACCGTGCGGATGTCTGGATACGCCGCCATGTGGGACCGTGAGGCTGACGGCCTGCCGTTCCGCGAGGTGATCAAGCGCGGCGCGTTCGCCGACAGCCTCGGTCGTGGTGACGACGTGTTCCTGCTGGTCAATCACGACACTGAGCAGCTGCCGCTGGCTCGTCGATCAGCCGGCACGCTCTCGGTCGCCGAGGACGACATGGGCCTGAAGGTTACGGCCGAACTTGACCCGGCGAATCCCCGCGCTGCTGAACTTGCCAGCGCCCTCGAGCGTGGCGACGTAGATAAGATGTCCTTTTCTTTTCGCGTCGCGGCCGACGGATCCACCAAGACTGAGGACGGGGTCCGCGAACTGCGCGCCCTTGATCTCTACGAGGTGTCTGTCGTCACCTGGCCTGCCTACAACGCGACCTCGGTCGGTCTGCGATCAGCAGATGACGACCTGCACCTGCGCTGGAAGCGCGCACATCTGCGCGCTAAGTCCCGCGCCCTCTAATCCACATTGCCCCGGCAATCCTGCCCGCGCAATGAACACCCGCCGCGCCGTTCGGCCCCTGCGGGAGACACATTCAACCTTGAAGGAGCACACATGAGCACCATGCTCGATGCGCTCAAGGAGAGCCGCGCAGCCAAGGCTGCCGAGGCGTCCGCACTTCTTGACGGTGAAGCCAGCGCAGAAGCACTGGAGACCGTCGAGGCGCGTCACGCTGAGATCGCGACTCTCGATGAGCAGATCAAGACCGTTGAGGCGACGCAGACCCGCGCCGCTGAGATCGCAGCTTCACGCGCCGAGTCGCGCGTCGCTGCTGTCGGCCGCGCCGTTGTCACCAACGAGCCGCTGACCTACCACGAGGGCGGCGAGCGTTCGTTCGTCCGCGACATGATCAACGCGCAGGTGCGCAATGATCGCAATGCCTGGGAGAACCTTCACCGGCATCAGCAGGAGATGGCAGTCGAGTCTCGCTCCATTGGGCGCGTTGACGGATCCGGTGGCGACTTCGTGCCGCCGATCTACCTCATCGACCAGTACGCCAAGACCCTGCGTGCAGGCCGCGTGACCGCTGACCGCCTCACCAACATGGCACTCCCCGCTGGGACTGACTCGGTCGACTCTGGCCGCCTCGCCGCGTAAGTTGCGAGTGAACATCACGCTGTATCGGTGAACCCCTTCACTAACTTGGGGAATACCGAGGGAACCCGCTCAGGGGACTCCGTAGAGACTACACGCGAGACAACTCCGATAGGCCGCAAGGACTGAGCATCCAA